GCCTCCAATTGTTGCGTGTTTGTTCACTACTGATAAACCATTGGTTAACAGAATGCAAGTCAATGCCCTTTCGTGCGATAAGCTAAAAAGATTTCATATTTTTTAGAAACATTATCGTTATTAAAGTGCGCTTGCACATCGATAATATTCAACTCCAAAATTTCAGCCAGCTCCGCCACTGACCAATATTTTCTCGGGCCAAATTTCAATGAGCGGAGCATAAAATCATCAATTTTGGATAATGGAAGCGCCAAATCTTCAGGGTGACCTTCTGAAGTTCCCACCCTTACGCATCGCCATGGTATCTGATCACGCTTGTCCTCATAGTTAGGGATGCAATGTGCCATTAATATCTCACCCCCCTCTAAATTCATGCGCTCGACAATGCGTGTGTTTAAGAATACAGCATCGCCTTGCTCGTTGGTTGCGAACGCGCTGTTTGCATAGGTAATTTCTTCTACCATAATCTTCATAATTTTAGTTTCAAATGAGTTGGTCATTAATTTATTTCCTTTGTTAATTTTTTGTATCTTTCGTCGGCATCATGTACCGACGTTTGATCTGTATGATAGATGCTTTGCTTTTGTTTAGTACAATTGCAACATCATCCATCTTCATGCCAAGCAAGAGCATACGGTTGATGCGCCTTGTTTCTTCGTTCCATATAGGCTTGGGCGTTGTCTTATCGAAGCCATAGTTCAAGGCACGTTTCTGTTTGATTGGAGGGCGTAGCTTTGGATTGTCTTTGATATCCTGTTTAAGTTGCTTTGCCCACGCTTCTCGGTACGCATCTTGGTACTTTTCTACCAATGAGTTCATAGTATTCGGCCAATCATAGTTCCAATCCAGAACACGCCACATACAGCGCCAATCCAGATAACCCACGTAAGCTTGGCTATGGTCCTTTCCATCTCCTCTTGCTTAGTAATCTCTACACGTCGTTTCAAAAGACGTTTCGTAAAGTCTTCAGATTCAGTATTTTTAGTTTTAACTACATGGTTTTTCCTTAATACAGACAACTTAACACCTATAGCTTTTTCAGTGCGATGCAGCGTTCGAGCAATCATGTAATCGCTCTTGCCGTTGGCTTTATAAGTAATTAAATCGTGGACCTCTGTATTAGTCCATTTCTTGTTAGATCTCAAATTTTTAGTCATTAGTGCATACTCCTTTTTAACTCGGTTTCATTTTTATTTAGTAAGGATACAACTTGTACCATTTCTGCAAAAAAGTTTTTCATGTCTTTTTCTGTCATATAATTAGACGCGAGGCTCATCATTGTAGCTGACAGTTCATAATTATCCATTTCATCAGGCATCATTGCGGTTAAGTTATTAACCCATTGACCCTTCTCAGCTATGTTGGGCAAAACAATTGACTTTAAATAATTGTCATCGCTGTCTAGAACCAAAGCAATTGTTACCTCAAGGAGATCGTCATTACCTTGTATATTGGTCATTAAATCTTGAACCTCGGTCCAAGTTTCTAGGTACTTGGTCTTCTGATGTGGTATAGATCGAGCCCTTGTCCACGATACTTGGTACATGCTATTCTACCCCCTTTGCTAATATTATTTTATAGGCCTGATCAGTCACGTCTTCGTCTGCGAACGTAACCTCCATATCAGTGTGACCAAAGTCCACGTCCCTTTTAACCATGATATTGATAGCTTCTTTTAAGGAGTTTTCTTGGACAGAAAACTGACAAGCACCTGTTTCTGTTTCATACCACCCACAGAAAAAAAGTTTGTCAGGCTCGGCATATAAGGCTGTCTTCGTGCCATTAGTTTGATTACTCATGCCTCGTCATCCATCCAAGGATCATACTCGTCGATCCTTGGCGCATTTAAGTTGTGAAAATTGCAATACTCACGCAGTTCATCAATCACACGGGAATAGTATTGGTATTTTCGTTCCGCTTCGTTTTGACTTATCTCACCATCTTCATGTAAGTTTTCAGGCGACAAATTGCAGTCTAAAGTTTCGCTGATTTCATCTACATTATCCTGTGTCAAAGGATAAGATAACGGGTTATGCACTCGGTACGAGTACTTACTTTTTTTACGAATGTAGTAACCTAATAATACAGGTTTCATAATTAACTTCCTATGTATTGAACGTGTGTCCACGTTTCTTTGTTGGCTTGTTCAGTGCTTAAAAATTTGATTGCTTTTTTTAAATCACGCGATACCATGTCACTCTGATCTAATAGATCACGGTTATGCTCGAAGTTCTTATCGTAAGGCTTACGAAAAGAGGGGAAAAAGTCGTCTTGATAGACAAGGATATTTTCTAGATCAGGTACCAAAAGCTCCACCTTACAATCATCAGGGCTTTCTGCAAAATTATCCAAGATGTAATTGTGTAACGGCCAGTTATTGCGGTAATGCATTAACTCTACGCTATAAGATGAAACCTCAAACCCTTGGTACAGGGTTCTTGGTTTGGCGTTCTTGGTAACACCCAGACTTGGAAAGAAAACTTCCCCCGAAAAATACATCTCTAGTCCCATTAGATGGCCTCCTTAACAGTTGAACACTCAAGGCAATGCTTAAGAGATAAGGTGTACCCGTGCGAAACAAAGCAAAGCACTCCATCGTGGTTCTCGGCTGTGTCTGCTTTTGATGATCCAATGCGTTCTGATTTGCGACTGTATAAGTCACCCTTTGCAATGGTACCTTTGCAACAGCTACACTTATATTCTCTACGCGATTTAATTAGTTTAGTTATCATGGTCATCACCCTCGTCGTTGCACCAACAACATGGCTCATCGTTTGGGTATTCTCGACACCAACAACATATCTTATTTATGATTTGTCTCATAACAAATGACCTCCCGTTTTAAACTGTATGTACTGTGTCACAGTGTTTTCAACTTCGTTGTTGAACTCTGCAAACATGCGGTCTCCAACCGAGGTGACTTGCTGGACAAAAACAGACCAGTCTTGTTCCGCTTCCCAGTAGAATGTCGCAAGTGCTAACAGTCTATCTTCTCTTTTCCACACTCCCTTATATTCAAATTCAAACACTTCGATGATTTCAACTTGACCTTGAGCATCTGCTATCATTCGTCTAGCGTTGCCTGTTTTATACTCAAACTCTGCACTGTTAATAACTTGTTCAATTCTACTCATAACTTACTCCCATATTTTTTTGCTATAATGCGGTCTTTTACCAACATCTCGATATATTCAGGAGACATATTAGTATTGACCTTCAACGATAGCCTAAAGTCGTCTAAATCACGCTTATCAGCACGTATGTTCATGTCCTTTATGACATCGTCTATAATTTCTTGTACCATCAGTATGTATCCGCCTGATAATCAAGATCGTCTTGATTTATCTCGTCATAATCGTCATTCACTTCATATAAATCGTCACCAATTTTAACAACGAATCCAACACCTAAAGCTCTTTGTAAAAGCTCATCAGAATTTAGTTCGAAATTAAAAGATCCTGCTTGTGATAAGAATAAAGAATTTTTGGTATGAGTTTCCATCAGTGATCCCCCTCTAATACAGGCTCGATCGAATCAAACGCTTCTTGTACCCACTCAGGAAAACCATGTTCCTCGTCCCTGCGATCTAGCAGATGTAGAGCCACCCAGTATGAGACATCTTCTGTCATATCAACAAAGGTGTTAGTATCCAGATTGATGCATAGAACGCGGATTGATACCGCATCCTCGCAATGTTCATATGCCATAAGACATGCATCACTAAATTTTTCTGGCATGGGTTGATCGATACCATAATCTTCAGTATCAGCCTCATTGTACGTTCCCGATACACCAGACGACGTAATTAAATATTGATGTTTCATATCAATACCCCATCCCAATCAGATGATACTGTAGCGTAACCTGATTTAATAAGACCCCGAAGATAACCACGTTGAAACGGGTTTTTAGGAGGGTCATAGTCAAAAGATGCAATAGCCTGATCTACGTCAAAGTTAGGCTCATCAACTTCATTTGTAGACGCCTCACGGCCACTGTGATATTCTTGTAAATTATCTAAAGTTTTCATAATAATAATCTTTCGTTTAATTGTTGATAGAGACTAAGTTATAGAGTTGCACATACAATGTCAACAGGGCGGTGAACACAGATTTAGTATAGAAGGGATCTCGGTTCTCGGTTCTCGGTTGAGTTTACCTATAGGACTTTTTACCACAGATTTTATTTTTATTTTAATTTATCATCCAAATATGACGTAAACAGTGTAAACAACGTAAACAGTACCTTATTTATATACTTCAAACCAGCCCATTTCCGTTTACACCCCGTTTACATGTTTACACTTTTCTGGAAAAAAGGCCTATATAGGAACTCACTTTTGTGATCACAAACTAGAAATAACCTAAATGTTTACACTTTGCTGTATACATTGCATACCTTTCGTTATTGGTATAACTTGTCTTTAAGAAACAACGAGGTTGATATGTCTTCGGTTAAAAATAAAATAGAAAAAGAACACAATAGAACTTTAACTAATAGGCAGATAACTTTTGCACGTCACATTGTAGAAGGTATCTATTCGAATGCAGAATGTGCACGTAAGGCTGGTTATTCTGATAACGTGGCCGCCAAGCAAGCCTCAGTCCTTTTAAATGGCCGTGACTATCCGCACGTTCTGGAATACATCCAAGAGCAAAGAGACGAACGTGAGCGCCGTTACGGGGTGACCACAATTGGACAGCTCGAGAGACTTCATAAATTGTCAGTCGGTGCAGAAGAAGAAGGCCAATTTTCTGCGGCGATCAATGCCGAAAAAATACGCTCCGCATTAGGTGGTTTAACAATAGATAGACGCGAACAAATTCACACCATTGACCAGCTTTCGCGTGATGAAATCACCGCACGTTTAACTTTGCTTCAAGAGAAATATCCACAGGCTTTTGTGGTCGATGCAGAATATAAGGATGTAACAAATGAGCCAAGGTCCAGAGTCGAACTTTTGGAAATCGATAAGGCAGAACTTACCACCAAAGACGTTCGCGACGAGGATTGAGAACAAACACGGGGGCGGTGTTCCTGATGTTCATCTGCTTTGGGACGGCATACCAATATGGATTGAATTAAAAGTAAGCAAAGGCAACGCCGTAAAAGTCTCTCCTCATCAAGTCGCTTGGCATATGGCATATCACGCCCGAGGTGGCCTCAGTTTCTACTTAGTAAAGAGGTCCAAGGAACGTGACCTAGTTTTGTTTGGGGGCGATCAGGGGGTTGCGTTGGCCTCTGGGGGCATATCCGAGGCCCAAGGTACGATATACAAGAGCCCTGCGGCCCTGTTCTTGGCTCTGCGCCCTGTTTTACTGGATAAATTGGCTTGTTCTCTGCGCCCTGCGCCCTAACCCTGCGCCCTAACCCTGCGCCCTGCGCCCTGCGCCCTAACTCTGCGCCCTAACTCTGCGCCTCTGCGCTTTGGACCTAGGTCTGCGGCTCTGCGGCCCCATTCTTGGGGGAGTTTCCCCCGATGAAAAAAGAACCAGGGGGAAATCCCCCTGGCATTTATGTTTCTATAAGAATTTTCTTTAATTGTTTTATTGAACGGCCCGAGATACGGGACAACTCCGCCATTGTGATTTGAGTGCTGTCGAATAAATCTATAATTTCTTGACGTGTCATTCATATGATTCCTTCACATTGGTTAAAAGAGGCCCGAAGGCCTCTAGGTTTCATGCCTCTAAGTGTTGGTACTGCCAAACGTTACTTTCCAAGAAAGTTATAACATCCTCTATACAGTCCCCCAAGGTAAAGATTGTACCATCATTATCTTTTGGTTTTTTGTAGAATCCTGTTTGTTTGGCTTGCGTTCTAATATCATACATATCTAAAAGCGCACTATTTAATTCGTTCATTGTGTAATCCTTATCACATTGGTTAAAAGAGGCCCGAAGGCCTCTAGGTTTTTTAATGTTCTACTATTGCAATGGATTTTGCAAGGCTCGATCCCTTGCATAATTTGCAAGCGGTACATTGGACGCGACGGCCAGCCTCTTTTGATGCTGGACAAAGCGCCTCGTTCGCCTTGTCTAATTCGCCAAGATCCGCAATCACGCGGAAAGTACGACGGCCGGCGGTCCAATGCGCAACAGCTTGCGCCTTATTGTCCGCGCTTTGCATCGCAATATCTGGACGCCAACCGCTTTGATGTGAATATGCGGTAAAGGTTGACGCCTCTGCAAGCAATTGCGTCCAAACGAAATCGGGAACCGCGGCCGGATCCCCGTAGGTTCCAACCCGAACGAAACGCGCGCGGCCTAATGTATTGCGGCCGGCCTTGGTGTTTGCCATGGAATAGACGCCCCGCAAAAATGACTTGTAAACAATTAAAACGCCTTGGCCTAGGTTAACATAACAGCGTCGGCCCTTGGCTTGCTTGCGCTTTGGGTCGTCGTTAACTTCCCCGCGCATGGTACAATCCCCACAAATTGAGAAGTCTTCGCCGGTTTTGCTGGCCTCGAGTGGATTAATATCCGAACGCAATATATAAGTTTGTAAAACCGCGCCGGTTTTTGTGTTTCGATTTGACCATGTTGCAATTGCAACAATTGGCTTATCATCCAAGAGGCTAGGCCCGTTGTATATGATACCGCTTTTCATAATTAATTTTCCTTGTTAAAATGCATGATTGCATAGGCTTATTGTATAAGATCCACAAGTAAAGAACAAGCAATGAATTAAAAGCTTGCGATCCAGGTCTAGGCGTTTTTTTTGTCCGGCTGCAGGTCTG